AACAGACCACAGCAAGAGCTGAAAGATTAATAGCTCGTATTATTACATTAGGAGTACCAGCATAATGGAAGAAATGACAAACGAAGATTTAAAAAAGGCATCAGATAGAAAATTTATGACAGAGTCCCGTAGAGCTGTGGGTAGAATTGGTAAAGATGATAAAATTGATACAAGTAAAATGAAGATGAAGCCTGATACATCTCAACAAGATTTAATTAGAGCCTATAGATTTAAAAACAATGTATCCCCATCAACATCAGACGCTGATGTCCTTAAAATGATAAGACAGGGCACACCTGCAAAAAATAAGATGGGAGCCGCCAAACTTCCTAAAAAAGCTATTATGGAACTACCAACCAACGTGCCAAGATTAATGAGAGGTGCGAACTTAATGAATCCCGACAAGGCGGACTTAAATAAAGATGGTAAATTATCTGGTTATGAAAAAGCTAGGGGTAAAGCTATTGAAAAAAGTATGAAAGAACAAAAAGCTATGAGTGGTTTAGCCGTAGGTATAAAAAAAATTAAAAATAAATAAAGATTTGGGAGAAAGTAATGTCTGATAAAAAAAATCAAAGCACTGGTAGTTTCTTAGGAGATTTAAAAAAAGCTATTACAGCTGGTGGTGCTAGTAAATTAACAAAAAAAGTCAGAGTAAAAAAAGGTGATACGATAAGTGGTATAGCTAAAGCGAATAACACTACAATTAAGATGTTACAAAAATTAAATCCTACCATAAGCACAGAATATGGTTTTCAAGACACTAAAAAAGCTGAAGGTCAAAAGATGATGGGATTTAATAAAGAAACACTAATAGTTCCAGACCCACAATCTTTTCAAGGTGGCAGATTAAAACCAGTTAGAACAAAAAAGAAAGTCAATCCATACGAAGGTCAGACAAAAGCTGACATGGCAGAAATGAATAGAAAAATAATGGATGACAAAATGCTAAAAAGGCAACAAAAGAGAGTCAAAGATACGCCCGACAGGAGTAAAATGGCTGGAGGGGTATTTACAAAGAAATCTAAACCAAGCATAATGGAGTTACCAACTAATTCTTTTGGTAAAAGTGATTTAGGTAAATTACTAAGAAATAAAGAAAAAAAAGCTAGAAAAAAGAATGAAATATCAAGAATGCCTGTGCACGAGGGGACTAAGAGACCTCCCAGGAAAAAACAAGTAGCAACATAAGGAGAAACCCATGGCTATGAAAAAAATGACTAAAGGTGCTGCCAATGGTGGCAAGAAGAAGAAAAAAAAGCCAATCAAAAAAATGCAGAGTGGCGGAATGAAAATGACCAAGGGCATGGCTCGTGGTGGTTCCAAAATGAAAACTAAGGGCATGGCTAGAGGCGGTTCTAAGATAAAAACCAAAGGCATGGCTAGAGGTGGAGCCAAAATGACTAAGGGTATGGCTAGAGGTGGAGCCAAAATGACTAAGGGATATGCGAGGGGCGGAGCAGTTAGACGTAGATAATGTCCTACCTTATAAGTAACGTACCTCATTTTAAGTGTTGGGTGCGTAGGGAGTTTACATGTAATCATCAAAGGTACCATGGAGATTTTCTTCATGCAATGGTTATAGCAGTAAACACCATCCCTGATAGGTCTTTAAGCTTCCAAGTTGTTTTCACTGGTTGCGAAGTAGACAGAGAAGATGGTCCTGATGAGAATGTTCATGGAGGAGCAATGTGGGCTAGAATGCCTATACAAGCCTTAGTCGCAGATATACCTGTAGACGAATGGGCAGAACCAATGGAAGACCATTTATGTCAACCATGGGATTGCGAATCTAGGACACACAGTGTTGTAGTTATGGATAGGGTTAGTTCCTCGCCATGGTTATGTAAGATTGATAATCAGTTTCATCAAGGTAAGTATTTATTTACAGTTGATTATACAGAGAATGATATTGCAGATGACCCAGCACAACATAAGCAGTCTCATGTTTTGTATTTAACTGACGCAGGTAAGTGGACAGGTAACTTAGTAGCATTACCTAATAATAGAGTAAGAGCAACAAGTCCTGCACTATGGAGAACAGGAGAAGGTGCACCTGATTTTAGTCCTTCACAGTGGACACACTCTGCTGAGTCACATGAATCTTACTTAGACCCTACAATAACTTTTAACAATTTGTATTCAGATGGTAGCAAAGTTAGAAACAATAAGAAAAAAAATTAAGCAAAAGAAAAAGCTTGGTTTTTCGGAAAGAGCGAGAGCAGTCAATAAAGGGCTGCTTCCCTCTAAATCTAAAAAGAGAAGAAAGACATAATGCCTCATTACACTAAACCCTTAACTAAAGTAATAAAAGGTTTGAGGAAAGCATCTAAACTACATGCTGGTCAAGCCAAAACTTTAACAAAAATAGAAAAAGACCAAAGAAAAAGATATAAGAACACTCATGTCAAAAAGAAAAAAAAGTGACCCTAAAGTCGGCACAGGCAAAAAACCAAAAGGCTCAGGAAGACGTTTATATACAGACGAGAATCCTAAGGACACAGTCAGCATTAAATTTGCTACCCCGTCTGACGCCAGAGCAACAGTTGCAAAAGTTAAGAGGGTCAATAAGCCGTATGCGAGAAAGATACAGATACTTACAGTCATGGAGCAAAGAGCAAAAGTCATGGGAAAAAGCCAAGTCGTAAGTATAGCTAAAAAAGCAAAAGAGAGTTTAAAGAGGGCAAATGAACGAAAAAAGAAAAAATAGATGTAAGACTTGCGAATGTTACGATTGTGATACAGAAGAATGTAACTGCGACTGTCATAATGATAAACCCACAGAAGAACAGTTAGAGTTGGATTTTGTTAATTAATGATTGAGTTTGTGCTTGTGTTTATGATGGGAATAAGAGTAATAGACCAAACACAAACTTTCCAAGATATAGATAGATGTTTGTATTTTGCAGAACGACTAAACAAACAACCTTCTATACCACAAGAGGAAGGACCTAATTTACGAATAACTGCATATTGTAAACCAAAAAGGAAAAGATAATGTTAGCAGAATTAGCAGCAGCAAATGCAGCATTCGGGATAATAAAAAATTTTGTATCTAACGGGAAAGAACTTTCAGGTTGCGTAAAACAAATATCTGATTTTGTTTTCTCAAAAGAACAACTAGAAAAGAAAGCAAATAAGAAAAAAGCCAGTGGTGGTGGCTCAGACTTAGAAGAGTTTATGGCTCTTGAACAAATAAGAGAGAAAGAAGAAGAACTCAAGAAGATAATGATTTATCTAGGTAGACCTGGACTTTGGCAAGACTGGCAAAGGTTTCAAGCAGAGGCTAGAAAGTCAAGACGTTATCAAGAAAAGATGGCAGAGAAGCGTAGGCAGGAACTTATAGAATATGCAGGATATGGAATAGGTTTTATAATTTTAGTATTCTTCGCAGGTGTATTAGCATGGTTTGTAGGTAAATGGACAGGAAGATTTTAACACCTTGTATAGGAATCTGTAAACTCAAAGATGATATTTGCATAGGATGCAAAAGAACAATAGAAGAGATAAAAGAAGCATATGATAAATTGGTTAATAAAACTTATAACATCTAATACTAAAATAGGTATAGCAACTGCACAAGAGTTGGCTAAACACAGACTTCATACAACTAAGTATGAAGACTTATGCATGTAGAAGGAGTATCACATGGCAGCAAAAAAGAAAAAAACTGGAGGTTCTAAACCAAAGAACCCTGCATTATACGCAAGAGTAAAAGCAGAAGCTAAGCGTAAATTTAAGGTCTACCCATCAGCGTACGCAAATGCTTGGTTAGTTAGAACATATAAGAAACGTGGTGGTACATACTAATGGCTAAACCTACAGGTGGCTTAACTAAATGGTTCAAAGAAGATTGGCGTGATGTTAAAACAGGTAAAAAATGTGGCAGGTCAGGCAAAGAAAAAAAGTCTCGACCATATCCTGCCTGTAGACCCAAAGCAGTAGCAGGTAGAATTAGTAAGTCAGAAGCTAGAAAAAAGACAGGACCTAAAGCTGTTAAGTGGTCAGTCACAGCTTCTGGTAGAAAAAGAAAGACTACACGTAAAAAGAAATGAAACGAAACTATAGAAAAGAGTACGACAGGTACCACGCTAAGCCAAAACAAAAAAAGAGAAGGGCATCAAGAAATGCGGCTCGGGCAATCATGGCAAAGCGTGGGCTAGTCACTAAAGGTGATGGCAAAGACGTGCATCACACCACAGGTAATCCCATGAACAATAAAAAGACTAAGTTATCTGTAAAAACAAAAAGCAAAAATCGTTCTTTTGCTAGAACCAAAACAGCTAGAAAGAAGAATCCTCGTGCATAAAGAATTAACAGAATTACAAAACAAATTCTTAGATGCTCTGTTTGGTCCTGCTAAAGGTAATCATGCTAAGGCTATGAAGATTGCAGGGTATTCAGAGTCAACTAATCCACACCATATAATTAACTCAGTGCGTAAGCACATAATTGAAAGAGCCGAACTAGAGATGGCAGTTAATGCTCCCAAAGCTGTATTATCAATGGTAGGCGTTATTGATGACCCATCCGCCATAGGTAATAGAGAAAGATTAGCAGCTTCTCAACAAATACTTGATAGAGTTGGTTTATCAAAGGTAGAGAAGCTAAACGTCACATCAGATAAGCCGATGGGCGTATTTATTTTACCAGCAAAGACAGATGACAATAGCACAGAAACTGAACCCAACCAGTAGATATAGAACACTGAAAGGTCCAACAATTCCTTGGGGATACGAAGCAAATAGCATCGACCCACATTTATTAGAGCCAGTAGATGAACAACTAGAAGCGTTATCAATGGCAGAAGATTATTTAAAAGAGTCCTCTTACCCAGAGGTAGCAAGATGGCTCACAGAATACACAGGACGTAGCATAACACCTATGGGTTTATGGAAACGTATAAAGACAGACAAAACAGATAGACGAAGGTATGCTGAACAAAAAAGCCGCACCGCCAAGACCGAAGCTGAAGGCAACATCAAAGCCCAAGCCTTTAACTAAAGAAGAAAAAGAATTAGTTAAAGCCAAAAAACAACAAAGGTCTGCACGAGTGCGTTTAAACATAGCACAACGTAAAATAGCTAACATAGCTAGGAGCACAGAAGATAATGACATTGCAGAGAAAGCTACAGAGAGTTTACCTGAAACTTATTCTGTCCAGGAGGAACCAAGTCAAACAGTATTGTTTGAGCCAAACCCAGGACCACAGACAAATTTTTTAGCTGCCCCTGAAAGAGAAGTATTATATGGAGGAGCTGCTGGAGGAGGTAAGACGTATAGTTTAATAGTAGACCCGTTACGTTATTGTAACAACTCCAACATGAACGCTCTTATATTAAGACGCACAAATGACGAACTAAGAGAGATTATTCACAAGTCCCAAGAAATGTATCCAAAAGCTTTTCCTGGGGCTAAATGGATGGAAAAGAAAAGTCAATGGACTTTCCCATCTGGTGCTAGAATATGGATGACGTACCTTGAACAAGAAAAAGATGTTTTAAGATATCAGGGACAGGCGTTTACATATATTGGTTTTGATGAGTTGACACAGTACCCTACACCATACGCTTGGGATTACTTACGTTCTCGTCTAAGAACTGCAGACCCGTCACTACCTGTATATATGAGAGGTACAACAAACCCTGGAGGACCAGGACATCAATGGGTTAAGAAAATGTTTATAGACCCAGCCCCAGCTAATAAGTCCTTTTGGGCAACAGATATTACAACAGGAGAAACATTAAAGTATCCTAAACATCATTCAAAGGCAGACCAGCCTTTATTTAAAAGAAGATTCATACCTGCTAAGTTAACAGATAATCCATTTTTATATGAGCAGGGGGACTATGAAGCGATGCTGTTATCTCTGCCAGAGACACAGCGTAGACAATTACTGGAGGGAAGTTGGGATGTTGCAGAAGGTGCGGCGTTTGCTGAGTTCGATAGAAAATATCACGTTACAGATGTATTTACGATTCCAGACAACTGGAGAAAATTTAGGGCATGTGATTATGGATACTCTTCGTACTCTGCAGTCTTATGGTTTGCAGTTGACCCAGCTACTGAACAACTGGTGGTCTATCGTGAAATGTACGTGTCAAAGTACACTGCAAAAGATTTGGCGTTTTCTATCTTGGATGCAG